GCAGGAGCAAACTCTTTTAAATCTCTAAGTCCTTGAGCAAAGACCATCGCTCCCTGAACTTTGACTAAGACCTTGTCTAACTCTTTAGATTCGCCACCGAACAAAGCCATAGCACCTGCAGCAACTTCAAACCCTGCTGCTACACCTTGAATAGCACCAAATAGTTTTTGAGTGTTGCCTCTGTTGGCGTCTACTGCCTGGTCTAATTGTTCAAGTTGTTGCTTATACTGACCTGCAGTTTTTATGGCATCTTGTGTTCTCTTGTCGTTTATTCCGAATTGAAGAGCTAAAGCCTCTGCTTCTCGTTGGGTTTTTGCAACCGCATCACCCAAATCTTCGTAAACTGTTGCTGCCTGTTGAACGGTTTGAATGCCGTTAACGTCTACGTCTATTTTAACTGCTGTTTCTATTGCCATTAGTGTCCGTGTGTTATAATCCAATATTGAGTGCCATCTGATACTACTTGATCGTAGCCGTTTTTGGCGTTATCTGTGTGCGAGGTTGCGTCATCTATTAAAATAGAGCCATCACCTGCGTTTATAGTAACTGAGTGATTACTTGCTGTCTTTTTAATTGTGTACATTTTACCGCTATTTGCTGCCGTTGGTGTTGGAAGAGTTACGGTTATTGAACCTCCGTTAGTGTCGCAAAGTATTAGCCAATCTTCTGAAGTAGCCAAATAAGGACTATCAGCGTCTGTAATGCTCGTAACTTTCCCCCCTGACATCCAACTTCCTAAACATGGATAGTTTTCGATGTACAACCTCTCTGTGTAAGGTACGTTGTACTCGTTGCATCTGATAGCGGTCACGTTTTCGTAGTTGTCAGGAATGACTACACGCTCAGAACTTGTAACTACATTGTGACTACCGCCTATTGCGTTTAGGTTTCCAACTACTACGTTTTCACCGCCACGACCTGTGTTATTGCCTACATAAACGCCACGAGTTGAAGAGCCTGTACTATTGGTTTTATTGCCAAATGGAATAAGTTCTGCTCCGCCCCCTGTGTCTACTACATCAGAAAATCCTAACTGCTTTTTAGTGCGTGAAAATGGAGGATAGTATTTAGCAAGTAAAAACTCGCACTGATAAACATCGTCAACTAAAGGGTTGTAATCGGTAATGGTTTGTAATCTCCAATATTGCCCCTCAAAGAAATAAAGGTTTGACATCTTCATGCTCTGCCAATCCTTCGGAGTTATTCTGAAATACCCTTTAAATATCTTTGAATCCCTATCTGCTATCTCTGTTAGTGTTTTGTAGTAGTAAAGATTGACAAGATTCTGATTTGTGTACTCAATTCCTAACTTAGTGTCGACATAAACAGGCATCCCGAAATTAAGATCGAAATTCATATCTGCCGTATCGTCAATGTGCAAGGTCATTGGGTACTTATTGATAATGTCTCCTGGTGTTTTACCGCCTGTGTTGTAGAGATAGTAAAAAGGTACAGTTACCGCACCATAGAAGTAAAGGACTCTCAGTTCACCTATTTGACCATCAGGAGTCGTACACATAGAATAGAACCTGCGTGTACCGAAATCTTCGGTCATCATTGTGGGGACGAATGTCACCTCTATCTTTTTCTCTTGCTTTACAAAGTCGTTATCTATTCTGTATTTGCGTTCACCATAAACCTGAGCCGTTTGAGTTTTGTAGATTTCGTTCTCTTCGTCCTTCCCTTCTTTGTAAGTAAACTTGTAAGGGTTGCCTTGCAAATCGCCATAAGGCACAATCTCATAAGGCTGTGAATAGTCTAACTTTTGTGAATAGTCAACTGAACCAGAATAGAAGTCATCTCTTGGAACAATCCTCAAAGTCTTTGAATCCTGAGTAGGCTCAATGTAAAGGTTAAACATCTTGATGAAATTCGTCAAGAGTTCTGTTTGAGTGTAATCACCTACAAAGAAACTTTCAAAAGGGACTACGTTATCGTATCCAAAAGAATCAGCTTGAGAAAGTACATACCAATAAGAACCAAGATTTACAGATAAAGAAGTAACATCATATATGCTATCAACTATACCTGCAGAAAAATTGACAGAAACCTCATCTCCTACACTTAAATTAATATTGACGGAAGAACCTTGCTCATAAACTACTTGATTAGAGCTAATTAGATTTGCTATTGAAATACTTGTTTTGACAACACCATTTACCAGAAGGAAAAACTCCGCTACTGCTGTAGTGTCATCTGCAATTGTAAAATTGAATGATCCATCAAGAAATAAGCCAAACTCATAAGCACCACTTTTTGGAGCAGTATATTTGTAAGTTGTGATGTCGTAATTACCACCGTTGTCAAAGTTGCCACCCGTTGAGTCATTTGATGCTGGAAAGATGTCACCTATTTGACCAAAGCCTGAAGAATTTAGAGTAGTTGAACCCGTTACTGATGCCTTAAACATTCTATCAGTTACATCAGCGTCACTTACCTTAAATCCGTAGTTTGTGTAGGGAATAATTAGGTTCTTAAATCTTGTGCTATTGAAGAATGAATCACCTGTGTAGGAATAGCCTTGATTTTCAAATATCTTGTCTACTACGGTTTTTGCGTAAAGGCAAGGTGTATGGTCAGCAACAGACCACTCGTTAGAGTTATATCCTTTAGTTTCTCTTTTTGGAAACATCTGAGCATACACATAGCCTTTCCCTTTTTCAAATGTCACCCCTGTCCCGTCTACGATTATCTCAGTGTCCCAACTATTGATGACATTGGTTCTATTTAAAACGTGGTTGTACTCGCTGAAGTCAAGATCAGATAGTTTAAGGTCTTTTATATTGGTGAATAGGTCAGCAGTCTCACCGTGAACCGTACACACATACTCAATATCATTTGTCCCTTTTACGGTAACCTCAGTCAATCTCAGGAATCCTCTGAGTTGCTCCATGCCGTTTGCAATGATTGTGCATTGAGCCTTCTTGTTTACCTTGAAATCAGATATCTGCTGAATGTTGCCTCCGATTGTAGACTTGCCTACTTCAAAGAAAGCGTTAAAGAACTTGTTGTTTACTTTCGTGCCGGGTAAGGTAAAACTTTTTGACCAATCACTTGTTCTCTTTTCAGGCTCTCTTATATCCGCTATTTGGCGAGTTATTAGAATCTGTAAGTCACCGCCTACCTCTAATTGGTAGCCTTCCGCTATTATTTCTATCATCTTCGTTGTGATTTGTCCATTGCACTTACTTCAACTTCTAAGGTCAAGTTAAACACCTTGTCGTTAACGTGGTATTTTCTTTCGTACTCACTCGTTCTGATGTTGACCGCTTTTAAAGTGCCGTCATACATCCAAACGTAAGGGCTGCCTATTAACTCTTTTAACCAATCTGCTTCTGCTTCAGTGATAAAGTCCGAGTTTAAAGTAAATCGTGTTATTTCGTCTGTATAGTAGTCGGTTTTCCAATGGCTCTCTGAGTCGTAAGTGTAAGTAATTGCCGTGTTGTTTAAAGTGTATGGGTTGCGATTGTAGGACTTTCTATTGTAGTTTACGCTTTGACGTTTAAGCATATTGAACCTAAAAGACTCAACGCCTCCTAAACGATTCAAAAAGTATAAATCTACGTTCTCGTACTTGCTGCATCTGTCATCGATAGTAATAGTGTACGGACTTCCTACGGTAGTTCCTGCTGAATTCTTTGGCGTTATAGTGTAAGACGTTGTGCCAACAGGAATGCCGCCTGGTATATTTGCCCCGATAGGGAAACGAGTGATGTCCTGAGCCGTGCCGCTAATTGTTGTAGAACCACTTGGAGAAAAAACAACATCCAAGCTATTAAGTACACCAGCATGAAGAGCGTAGAGCCAATCTTTTTGATCAATGTGAATTCTTTTATTTAAGTTATGGGTTAAGAAGTTTGCAGTTGAGCCTGTTGCCATTCTGTAATCCTCCTCAGCGTAGTTCATTAACTCTTCAGGCGTAAGAGCAGCGTTCCAAACTTTTCTAACACCCTCATTGGTTACTCCTGTAGATAGAACTATCGGAGACGTTGCCCCTGTGCTATACTCGTAGCCAAATTTAGACTGATATGCAAATACTGAATTTATGCAACCACTTGCTGCACTATCGGTATAATCCCAATCGTAGCTAACATAGTTTTCGAGAATACGACCAATGTTAAAAACACCCTTGTTAGTGCTACCGTAGTAGATAGGTGCTTTGAGCATTGTTATTGAAAAGGGTAGCCCTCCTGCATAGTCTTGAATAACGCAGTTGAATCTAAAGTTAAACTGAGAGTAAGTGCCTGAGGCGGATTCTGAAACTACATAAATGTTGTCGTTGTATGCAGGTAGAAAACTTGTGCCTGATGTTGGTTGGTGCTTGAAACTTAAAGCCATCTATACTTAAATAATTTTCAAGATAAAATGACCCAAATCAATCGTTGCCCCGTCTGGATTCGAACCAAAACTACCTCACAGTCAAAAGTGAGTTGAACGGCCATTATTCTACAGGGCAATGTTGCTCGTCTTTCCGAGCCGTCAGCGTTCTATGTCTATTGAGAAGTTATTCGCCTATACTCTTGTAGCAAATTTAATTACAATAACTCATTCAAACAAGCGCAAACATAAGACTCAAAACCCTGTTGTGCTGCCTTTTCAAGTCTCTTCTGTTGTTGTCGTTTTACAGTAATATGGAATGACAAAGTATTCAAAAACTCCTTTAATGACAAGTTAAGAATGATATCCCATTCATTACGTTTGCCTCCTGCTAATCTGTCAATTAGTCCAAGCCATCCGAAAGCATCTCCTTCATCTTCGCTTCCTTCTCCTTCAAATAGATTAGGGTAGCCTCTAATAACTTCGGATAAAGTTGAGAAAAAAAAACCGCATAATTATAGAACCCAACCAATGGCAAATCTTCAAAGTCTTTGACTTTCTCTTCGTAGTCATCTTCCTTCCTTTGCCCAAAGATATTTGTTCGATATGACAAACAAGCTATTATCTCAGGAAGCACTTCAATAGTGTCTTTCTTCATTAACTCTTGCAGTTCTACAAAGTGGTGAGCCTTCATTTTCTTTGCAGTCTTAACAAGTCTATATCGTTTCCCTTTGTGCTTAAAGGTGAACTTTAATTTGCTCTTAGGTATCTCTTGAAGAAATGTTAAATCGATTGACCGTAATTTGTCAAGTGTCCACTGCTCTACTTCCTCGTAGGGCGTTTCTGTGAGAATAGATACAACCCATGCCGTTCTTTCAATAGCATTGCAGTTCTTGTCTATCTCGTTAATCTCTTGTAGTTTTTTGATTGTTATGTTGTTCCAGTTAAGCATAAAAAAATAATCCTTTTTTGTTGTGTTGTTTGCAATCCCACGCCAACGCTAATGAACAAACGCAGTCATCGTGCAGTCCTTGTGGTGCAGTATATTTTACTCCTGTTCGGGAATATTCAAATTCAAAGTTACGCATTTCATCGGCAATATTACCGTCAGGGAATCCTATTTGTCTCTGTTGTACTGCCATCACCAAGCCTTCAATCAGTTGTTGTTTGCTCTGTGATGTAAATTTAAAGCCTACTACTCTTGGGTGCTTACGTTGTAGCTGCTCAACAATTGGATCACCAACACCAGTAGAATCTAAATAAGTCGGAGTGTTTCCGATTAAGTTAGAAATCTTTGTCATTGTCTGACTCCAATCCATTTGAAAGCGTTCAAAGTGACAGACATTGCCTTGTTCATTTAGTCCTATGATGACCGTCCAATCCGTATACTTTGCTAAGTCAATGCCGTATGCCGTAACTATACCTGCTTGGGTAGGAATTATGCAGTTTTCTATGTTATCGTACCCGAAAGGGTTTGAATTGTCATCGGCAGGTTCAGCAAGGTATAGTTCTTTGAAAACGTAGTCAGGTAGGTCACGCTTTGCTTGTTCAATCTCCTCAACGTCTAAGATGCCCTCTTTCGCTGCATCGTAAGCCGTTATTTTAAAGTATTCAAGATTAGGTTCGCCTCCTTTGGCTTTTTCGCCTAACTTGTAAAACCAATTCTTTTTGCCTTTGACGTTACCGATTAGTTTGCACTTACCTTTGGTTGCAGTCAACGTAGAACGTAAAGCGTACCATGATTCTTCTCTTGCTCTTGAAGCCTCGTCAAATACTGCTGCATAGACATCGTCACCGTATAAGTTGTCAGGTTTCTCTGCTGACTTAAACTCAATGCGTGAGCCTATCGGAGTAGTGAGTACAAGTTTAGATTCATTGCTCTGGAAAAAGTCACGAGAGTTTACCTGTGCTTTCATTCGTCTGAATGCAATCTCTGCTTGTTGGTAAACAGGAGCAACCCACCAAACCGCTTGGTTTTCTTTTAGTTTCAATGCCTCTTCAAACAACCAAATAATATGAGATGCAGTTTTACCCGTCTTAGTACTCGCTGCTGTAATTGTGTAACGTGCAGGAGAATCTAAGATGGCTTTCTGATAACTCGTTAAAAATGGTCGCTTGTAGTTTATTTGCATATCATGTTGTTGGGTTCACCGAATTGATACCATGTCGTTGACGTCAACGTTATGGTCTACACACTTTCTGTAACAAATCTATTCTTTTTTTGTTAATCTCTTTAATGTTGTGATGCTCGTTGCAGTAGTTGTAATTTATCTCTCCTACCTGATTACTCTTGCCACTTTGAATAAGTTGAGTTAACGGTGTAGTCCAATCGTTATTCTGAACAAAGAAAACTCCTAAATTACTTTTGTGGTTGGTGTATGGCTCTACACTTGAAACTAAAATAGGACGCTTGTAAGCAGCAGCCTCAACTATCTTCAACTCTGATTTGTAGCGGTTAAATGTATGAGCCGTCAAGGGTGCTAAACAAATATCAATCTCTGAATAAATCTCAGCGTATTTGTCAGGTGTTGTACCTACTCTCGTTTCAAACCAACTTGGTCTGTTCTTTTGGCTCTCTCCTGTAATGGCTTTCTCCATCTCTGCCCACATTCTACTATTCTCGTGATGTCCACCCATTATAAAACGATAGCCGTACTTCTCACAGATAGGTCTTATTTGATTTGTAAGCAACTTTATGTCCTCAACGTGGCTTATTCCACCAACCCAACCGATAGTAGGTGTATGGTCTTTATTTGCGTTCCATTGAGGCTGTGTAAAGTCTACTGCGTTTTCAGCTATAGCAATGTTGTCTCCTTTGTAAAACTCTTTTACTTTATCAGCAAGTTGTGGAGTCGTTACCTGTACGCCATCGGCATAGGTTAAAGCGTTCTTTACTCCGTCTTTGATGTAGGCACGATAAAACTTGTACGCTGGATTGTACTTCGGGAGTACCCAATAATCATCAAGGTCAACGATGTAAGGCACTTTGTACTTTGCAAGTAATGGGAGTATGTTGTACTGATAGCGTCCTAACCAACGATTGAATATAACACAATCGTATTGCTGATAGTCCAAGTTTACCCAATCTGCATTATTCAGACTTACATCTACAGTAATGTCGTGGTCTTGTTGTAAACGAAGATAAGGAGTGTACAATCTATGAAAAGACACTCCATTTGCTCCGTCAAGTAGACAAATTACTCTCATTAAAAGGGTTCTTTTGGTTTAGGCACTGCAACAGAGTGTGTCGCTTTGCTCTTCTCGTTCTGTGCTTTCAATTTTTGTACACGCAAACGTACATCACCGTATTTGTTTACTTCTAACTTTCCGCTTTTAATTGCTTCGTTTAGTTTCTCAATGTTGATGCTGACGTTCATTCCGTACTGGTCTTCCCATCCGTTACCTAAGTAAGTTGTTTCCATTTCTTTTAAAATATTCGTTTATAATTGTATCAAGTGCTATTCCTATTTGTGTTGGGTTAGGCATTTCTATATCTTCGCCTCTTCTCCAATCGTTGTAGTAGATGAGTAAAATGATTGCTTCTTTTTCGGTCATTAATCTAAGTTTAGTGTTACGTTTATTACTTTAGCTTCTACTGTTGCCTCTACTGATTCCTTTGGTTTGCCGTACACTCTTGATAGTAAAGTGTCCATTGAATATAGTGAGCCTTTCTCGTAGCTCTTTATGATAGCCTTTGCAACTGTCTTTTCAAGCATAGTCGCTTCATCGTTTTTTAGAACGTCTTTGATTTGCTTTTCATCCATTGACATAATAACCTGAATAGAATCGTTTACCTGAGAAAGTGAGTAGCCGTTCTCTTTCATTAGAGTTGTGAACTTTTTAGGTCTACCGTTAGGGTTGTTTGTCTCTCCTTTTTCGGGTACTTTTAAAGTCCCTCCGTTTCTTCCTTGAATCTCTTTCATTACTTTGTACTTACTTTGTAATTACAGACTTATTCCTCTATCAAATAACATCTGCCTTAGTTGCTCTCGCGTATCTTCAAGTAGGGCATATTCATTCTCTTGAAGTTCGCTATACTTGATTTTCTGACGTAGAAACTCATCGAATTCGCATAGCACACAAAAGTAGTCAAAACCTTTGTTAGCGAAGTTATATTGCTCCTGGTCTTCAGGTAGTTCAAATTCTATTGTTGCTTTCATAGTTTTCTTTAAAATAGCCTTCTCCGTTTTGTGCAATGAATCCGCTTTTATCTTCGTCGAGTTTTATTCCTAATATGGTTTGATCAACTGCTTTTATAATATGCTCTTTTTCTATTGCTAAGTATTTGTGGCAAGTGTTTACAAACTCTCTGCCTCCGTGTGTGTGGACGTTTAATAAGTTAGGGTGTAACTCATTTAGTTCTATCATTAATTGTTGCAACGGTGTTTTCATTTTCGTTCGTTCATTTTAACTTGGTGTACTACTTTCATCATGACTTTGTGTTCTTTCTTATCTCCTAATTCCATGTGACACTTTCTGCATAATGCCTGTAAGTTATCTATTGTGTCTTTTGTTTGACTTCCACCCATGCCTCTTGCATCGATGTGGTGAATGTCTACTGCTGTTTGTCCGCACATTTCACAAGCAATCCAACTGCTTTGATCGTAACCGAAATAGTCTAAATATGTCTTAACGTGCTTTTTCATTTCTTAAATAGCAGTGACCACTTTGTAGGTTTATCCATTTCTAACAAAAGTGTAAATCCACATTGCTCAAATAGATGTACCCAGTGTGCTTTTGGTTTTATGTTTATATGCCCCCATTCTTTGTCAAAATTAGAATAGTGAGGAGTAGAACTGAAATGAAAGTATCTGCAATCTAAACGAGAAAGAAACGGTTTCAGCTTGTCGTCTTCGATATGCTCCATTACTTCAATGCAACTTACAAAGTCTGCTTTAATCTTTTTAGTTGTAAAGTCACAGATATGGTATTCATCGGCAACGTCACGAGAGTGTGCGTATTCATAGTGATGCTCATTCAGGTCGTAGTAAATAGTCTTAATGCCTTTCTTCTTCATTGCTAAACAATATGCACCTACTCCACCGCCTAAGTCTGTGTGTGTTTTAATATCTAACAGAGTTGTGATTGAATTTACAACATCGTCGTACATATTTACAAATGATGGGTTGTCAAGGTGGATGCCATTACGCATCTCGTAGTCAAAGCATTGCTGGTTATTCCATGTTCCTCCGAATGAGTTCATATTCCCTTAAAAGTTGTTTTGTTGTTTTTGTTTCTTTGCCATTGCTCCAATAACTAACACCTCTCACTATGTCATAAAGAACATAAGAGTTGTGTGCTAAGTACTCAGCAAATTTAATTTGTTCTTCTCTTTCTTTTTGGTTTTTGCTCATCATCTGCAATAGTAGCTGCTTGAATTTCTTGCTGTGCTTCTGCTCTTACAATTAACGAATAAAGTGACTCAACAAAACAATTAGAGCAGGTCGGCATTGGTCTGCCCATCTCTCTGAAATAAATGTCTCTGACTTTAACTGAGTCCTCTGGTGATAACCTCATAAAACCACTATGCTTCCACTTAGTAAAGTGTGGTTGAATCTCGGTAATAATGTAGTTTATTTCTTCTTGTGTCATAATTTTTCTATTTCTTCTTTTACTTGTAACCAATATTCAATTGTTGTTCTGTCGTGATACTCAATAAATGAAAAACCATTATCTTCAAGTATCTCACATATCTCATCAACTGCAATTAATGCACATTGTTTAGCAAACATTAAAGTAATATCACTCGCAGAGTTAGAATGTACGGCATACATTTTTTTAACTAATTCCTCTGCTTTTTCTTTTGGTGTCATTTGTTACCTCCGTATGTTTCTTGATAATATTGCTCAAATGTTTTACTTGGATTCCAATTTTTAACTCCTTCAACCCAAGCATCTTCTAATTTTACCTTCTCCATTTCTTTAAATCTTTCTAAATCCATTGGTAAATTCAAAATCATCACTTCTCTTGTTGGTTTATTAGTTTCAAAATGAATTAATATCATTCTTTTTTCTATTTCCTCAATCAATTGATCTACTGCGGTTTGTGTCATAGTCCTGTAAGTTTATAATCAGTTAAATCGTATGCAACTTTTAAAAGGTACCTAAATGTATATTGACTAACTATACCTTGGTTGTCAACCTCATTTGTAATAGTAATAACTGCATCATTCTTAGGCATGATTCCATTTTGACTTATAAGGTACTTTTCAAGCAACTCTCTCGCGTATTTTTTTGTTATTGTTGAACTTGTCATAAGTATTTATTTATAATCGTTGCACTTGCTGCTGCTAAAAATGCCAATGGAATGCCCTCAATGGAATGAAACCAAAACAATGTAATCCAAAAAGATAGACACAACTCACATGACAAAGGCTTTTTGAATCTGTAGCCAAACTCACGCACCCAAATAATGCTCATCGATGCTATCCCCAAAATTTGCAACAAGTCTTTCATTTATTTCTTTTTTAATCGTGTTAATTACTCTGAGTATTTCCTGTCTACTTATATCGGTTGCTCTGCTGATGCTTCTTGCAGATCGTGGTTTAATTTCAAGTTTCGTATCGCCTTCACAGTACAATGTCCAAATCTTTTGTTCATACCATTCTTTAGAACTTACAATGTCATCAATAGTGCTATATAGTGCCTCTTTGTACATTGAGTCGTTTTCTTCTATAATTTCAATGCCTTCTGTGTCATATAAGCCTATGGGTTTGACAAAGTTCTTTGAGAAGTTAGTGTATTTGCCATAATACTGATTTAAACAGATGCGAATTACAAAGCCTTCCCAATAACCGCTCTTGTACTTTTCTTCTATCCATTCTTCCGTCTTTTCGCATAGAATTACAAATAGTTCTTGATATAAGTCGCTTGAAAGTTCACCTGCAATCTTTATGCAGAACTCACGCAGCCAGGTAGACTGCGTCAGCTCCGATATTATTTGATGCTTTTTGATTTAACAAATTTCTTTTTAATTTGACCAAAGTTATCAATATTGTTTCCACACTACTCTTGTTGTAAGTGATTCGTCAACAGAAACTAACTCCCATCCTAACTTAGTGTACTTTCTCCAATAGTAAATAACTTCTTCTTCGTTATTTAGACAGATATGGAGATATTCGCGTGACCTCCGTAAGGTAATCGTCAGGAATCGCATTTAGTCGTGATTTAATTCTGTTGTGCATTGCCGTCTCAAACTTCATATTGATGTCTAAATAGTCGCCTATCATATCTCTGCCGTGAATTACTGTACTGTGGTCACGGTTTAAATATAGACCGATTTTCTTTAAAGACTGATTTAGTTCGTTGTAAGCGAAAAAACAAAACATTGCTCTTGCTATTACATACTCACGCTTCCTTGAACGAGAGAAAAAGTCTTTAGGGATGACATTGGACTCTTGACAAACTATTCTAAGCAGTTCGTCAAAGTTCTTGTCTACCTTTTTTGTTTTCTGCTCAGGTTTAAGAATCATTTGCCTGAGTTCTTGGATTTCTCTTTTAGCACTTTCAAGCTTGTTTTCGTAGGTTGTTTTTAAACGAGTGTGTGCTGCTTTTAGTTTAATAAATTCGTATTCGTAGTTCATAGTATTTCTTTATATCGTGTGTATCTTCCTTCAAATGACATTGGTACAGATACACATTGCCCATGTCTATTCTTGCCTATAATTAACTCAGCATCCATTTCAATTTCAGGCTTATCATCTGAATAGTACGCTGGTCTGAATGGGAACAAAACCATATCGGCATCCTGTTCAATTTGACCACTCTCTCTTAAATCTGAAAGCATTGGTTTCTTCTCAGCTCGTTTTTCTGTTTCTCTTGAAAGTTGTGCAAGTGCAATAACTGTAATTCCTAACTCCTTTGCCAAAAGTTTAAGAGTTCTGCTAATATGTGCAATCTCTTGTTCTCTTACTTTCTGATGGCTTTTAATTAACTGCATATAATCAATGAAAACTATATCTAACCCATGTTTAGCCTTGTGTAGTTTTATCTTTGCCACAATGTCATTTATATCACTATTACTGCCATCGTCAAGAAAGAAGTCCATGTTCATTCCGTAAAGTTGTTCTGTGATTTGTTTTAAATCAGTTTCAGTCAATCTCGCACTTCTTATTTTGTAGTTTTCTACATTTGCAATAAACGAAAGATATCTTTTTGCTAGTTCCTCTTTTGACATCTCAAGAGAAATAAATAAAACCTTTGCAAGTCTACAGGAGTCAATGGCAAGTGAAAGAGCTATTGCAGTTTTTCCGCTACCAGGTCTACCTGCTATTACAACCATGTTTCCTTTATTCCAACCTCCTATATATTTGTCAAGGTATTTCCACCCTGTGCTTATGCCTGTCATGTTAGTTCCTCTTTGAACTGCCTCGTATAAAGTGTCAATTACTGTACCTGCTACTGAAGAAATTACTTTTGCTTTCTGTCCAACACTTACGGTGTTCTCTTGAAGCATTAAATTTATGTCGCTTATTATTTCGTTTAGATCACGATCATAATTAAAATAAGCTAACTTAGATTGAATGTTGTTTTTCTTGTAAGCAATCTCAATCTGAAGAATCTCTTTTTCCAAATTGACATTTGTAGTTACAACATTTTGCATCGTTGCAATCTCTCTGATATGTTCCCGGTGGCGTAAACCAACAGAGGATAAACTTACAGGCTCATTACTCATATATAACTCTTGCATTGTAGTTACAACGTCTTTTCTAAATGAGCTAAACCATAAAGGGTTCAATTTCATTATAAAGTTGTGTGCATCAGGATAAAGAAACATTTGTCCAATTATGCTGTTTTCAATTTCAATCATCTAAAGTTGCTCTTTTATGTGTTATCGTTGGTGTTTGCAAAGTTGTCTTTTTTGGTGGATAAATACCGCTGTAATTATTTGCTATGCTATACTCTACAGCGTTTGTAAAGTCTAAAGGATTCGGATAGTCTTTAACGATTGTTTTCTTCAATGCTTCAAGTCCAGTAGGTTTATACGTTTGCTTTTTCTCTTTCTTATACTGAAGCCATAAATTTAAACTCTCTTTGTATTCTTTTATATTATCATTATCATTATCATTTACATTAGCTTTTACTTTGCTTTCGTTTAGGTTATGTTTAGGTTCTATTTTGGTTTCATTTAGGTTTTCTTTTGCTTTCTTTGGTCTACCTCCTTTATTGCCATTTGCATACTTACGCAAATTTGCATCTAATTGAGGTTTAATAAGTTTGAAGATTGTAGATGGCAAACCACTTAAATCAATTTGATTCTGGTTTAATCCGTACTCAAAAACTGCTTCCCAAACTTTCGCTTGGTGTAGTGGCTCAAGCTCTTTGATAGCATCATAGAACGAGCGATAAATTATCATTGACTCTCTCATAAATAAAAAATGCCCATAGAAAATAGATGTGAGAGAGACATCTATTAACTACAGGCAAATATCTTTTAACTTAACCATCTCTCTCATGGTTGTGTTTTTAATATTTAAAAGAGATGCAGCAGGTGTTGTTACTACCCCTCTGATTTGGTGTATGCAAATATAAACTAAATTTCGGGATTTTCCAACTGAATAAATCCAGTATGTCGATTACTTCCCATTTCTTTTAAAAATTGCACTTCTACTTTTGCGGAGTTAATGATTACCTGTGCAACCTCGCTGATTGCTCTTGCCTTCTCTATTTCCATGTCTCCGTCTTTAAGCATTTCAATAGTTTCAAATAGATGGTGTCTCAGGTCTTGAATTTTGTCTTTTGCCATGTTCTGTTATTATTCTTGTTATGTTCTTTTTTAAATGTATTACTTCTTGTAATTCTTCAGGTAAATGTACCCAGTGATTGCGTTGCATGTGTTCCTGACGTGAAATTAGTTTTAGATTTGAGATATCCAAGTTCTTTGGGTTTCTGTCTAAAAATATAACTACTTCGTAAGGATCTAATTTAATGCCGTGATGCTGCTCATAAATAATCCTATGCTTAGCCCTATACTTGCCGTTGTGCTTTATTTCAATGTAGCCGTCTTTTGAGATTCTCTCAGTTCCATCAGGTTTCCAATTGTGTGGCTTGTGACCTTTTGGAAACTGAGTTTCTTTGCCGCCTATTTGAATGCCTTTTTTACCTTTATTCCAGCTTGTCATACCCTTTTTAAATTGAGTAGGTACGTTTGGCTTCACATTGTAGCAATGGGCTTTCTTAAACTCATCTGAACGTGCTATATTGTAACGCTGAGCAGCGCAGTAAACAACGTGTCTCTTTACCCCAAAGTATTGACAAATTTCGTCAATGTCAGTGTCAATGTATAACTCTCTGAGTTTATCAATTTTCTCAGGCGTCCAACGACATCTCATAGCCTAAATCTTGTTTAACTTCTTCCTGTTGTTCCATTCGTTTCTGATAGCGTTCACCTCTTAAATGAGGATAGTGCATTTGCAGTTTACGTCTAATTCTTGAAATGGTTGAAGCATTGGTCACTTTGCCCTGATAAAGCATATTGAAAAATTCATGCGTTTTGTAGGCGTAGTTATCGTTGTCGTTCATTTCCATTTTCCAAAATTCAACGAGTAAAACATTATCGTTATCTCTTGCTTCTGAGTGATTCAACAAAACTGCAGCCACTCTTTGTTCAATTAGTTTATGCATAGTTACCTCCTTGTGTTTTTAGTTATGTCTTTTAAAAAAGATGCTATCAACCATAGCGGACAAGATATAATTATTGCTGCTATTATTATCATTTGTTACCTCCGTATGTTTCGTTAAACTCAATTATATCTTGGGGCTTATGGCTAACAAATCCCATAGACTTATGCCACTCAAAATATTCTTTTAAATAATTTTTATTCTGCTCCTTCTCCATTTCTTTGGCTTTCTTTTTTATTTGCTCTTTACAATCACTATATTCAAGAATTGTCATTTGATTACCATATCTCGAATTCAAAAACTTTACATTCAACTTATAAAGTTCATCTATACACCACTCTACTGCCGTTTGTTGTTTATTGCTCATTTTTACCTCCGTATGTTAAAATATTAATTCTGCTGCCCAAATTGGACATACACATACCCAAGCCACAAATCGCTCTTCTAAACTTACTGCTAAATTGCTTTGACCTATTTCTTTGCAGTCTTTTTTCCAAATTAAATAAAATGGTATGAAAAGAATAAATTGTAGTGCTACCAATATTAAATGTACTTTCATTTGTTACCTCCTTTGTTTTTTACGGGCTTGTTTTGCTCTTTTGTTTTTGTTTCTTAATTTCACTTGTTTTTTATTAAGTGAGGATTTTGATTCACCTCTTTTTTTGCCATAATAAGTTTCTTCCTTAGTTAATTCTCCTAAGATTGGTAAATATGGGTTGTTAATTAAAAATTCTTTAATATTCATTTGTTACCTCCGTATGTTTCATTGTATGCATTTATTAAATCTCCTCTTCTTATTAATTCATCTGAAAAATCTTCAGCAAAGCGAATTATTTGCTCCTTCTCCATTTCTTTGAATATCTCCACAATCTCTTGAATTCTATCACCATCACCTTGCAAAAATCCATTCTCGTAAAGTGCTATTGCTAATTGTTCCACTGCTGTTTGTTGTTTATTGTTGCTCATAACTGCCCCCCCTCCGTAGGTTACTAATTCATAAGTCATATCAAAAATATCTGGTTTGCAAGGATAAAATTCCCCTTTGATGCCTTTAATGATATAATCCCCTTCATTTGCAATGTGCTGACCTTCAAGAGTTGGAATTACACAAGTAGCAATTCCATTAATGTGTTTTTCTATTGATAGCGTGTGAGCCGTATTATTGGTAAATGCCTTAATATCATCCCAATTGTTACGAGTAAATTGCATTGCTTCAATTTCGACTGGTTTTTTTATGTATTTCATTTGTTGTTTTTAGTTGCTTTTTTATTTCTTGAAATTCTTTTAACATTTCTTTTTCGTGAATATTTAACGGTCTTATACTTGACGTTTTGATACAATGTGCTATTGCAAAATCTAGATGTGGTGTTTTCATTTGTTACCTCCGT